GTTGCTATTGACCCTGTGATCGCTCGCGTGGTCGCGGATCACTGCCGTAAGACCGTGGATGCGCTCATTCAGGACAAGCTCGCTAACGCGACGAACACGCAGTTCTCGGGTGCGGCCACGTCCATTGTGACCACGACTGCCACGACGGTGCTGTCTGCTGACGCGGTTCGCCGGTCCGTCCTGAAACTCCGCGTGAACCAGTCCATTCCGTGGTTCGGGGACCTGTACGCTGTGGGTTGTCACCCCAGCGTGGTTTACGAACTGCGCAAGGAGACCGGCTCTGGCGGTTGGCGTCAGCCGAACGAGTACGGCGCGTCGCAGGAGAACATTTGGAACGGCGAGATTGGTGCCTTTGAGGGTGCCAGGTTCGTGGAGAACGCACGCACCCGTGTTGCAGCGGATGGTGCGACTGGCGCGTTTGTCGCCCGGTCGTACTTCTTCGGCAGGGAAGCCCTTGCCGAGTCGGTTGTGACTGAGCCGAATGTTGTGATTGGGCCGGTCATTGACCGCCTCAACCGCTTCAAGCCTATCGGGTGGTACGGCGACCTCGACTTCGAGGTTTTCCGCAACGAGTCGTTGGTCATCAACTACTCCGGTTCCGCCTCGCTGCTCGCGGCGTTGGGCTGATAGTAGTTAGTATCGCCTGTGGCCTCGCACTCATAGTGTGGGGCCACAGGCGCACCATCTTCCGTTAGGAGCCTGCGATGGCGTCTGTGTTTACACCACCCACGTGGACCTATAACGAGTACCATCCCGGTCGTGCCGCGCATCTGTTTAGCCGGATGAAATGGTGTCAGGTCGGGTACAGCATTATCCGTGACGCCGCCGGTGGTTACACCCAGGAAACTGACGCGGACGATGATGACATTAAGTTTAGTTCAGCGTTTTACATGGGGGGCCGTTCTTACAACATTAGTGACGCCGAGGTTACTGATCTGACTAACGCCGGTTACGGCGCTTACATAACGACTGTTTAGAAAGGCTCCGCCTTGTTCGTCCTTATTTGTCTTATTGTTGCCGCCGTCCTGTTTGCCCTCGCCGCTATTGGTGGTATTCCATCGGGTCGCGTAAACATTGTCGCCGCAGGTCTTTTCTTTTGGGTCTTGGCGACACTCATTCCAAAACTGTAGAGGATAATGATGAAACTCAATAGTGTTGCTAAGTCCATTGTTGGTGCGCTTGTTGCGGGCCTTGGCGCGTTGCAGGTTGCTTCGGTTGACGGTGTGGTCACGTCGGGTGAGTGGATTCAGGTTGCGTCTGTGACGCTCGCGGCGCTGGTGTTGGTGTGGGGTGTCCCCAACGTGGACGTTAAGGCCCCGTCCGGCCCGCCTGCGGGGGTTTGACGTGTCTTGCGCATCATCCTGCACAACTGGCCCCCACTCGTCATACGGTGCCTGTCTCCGTCAGCAGGGTTTGGCTGTCATCGGGCTGGAAACCACGTCTCCGAGTTTCGGCATGACGAGGCAGAAGGCGTTTGATAAGGAAACGAATCTTTATGGGGATACGGTGGCGCAGGGCATTCAGCCTGACAGCACACAAACTAAAGACATTCGTGCGGCTTTGGATAAGTCGGACCAGTTTGGGAAACCTTACCGGGGCGACCTGTAATGGCAACATTTACTATTGACATACCCGACGCCGATGCCGTGCGGGTTACTGCGGCGTTGTGTAATGCGGGTGGTTATGCGGATGTGTCGGTGGGGAATGCTCGACAGTTCGTTATTGATTACATTGTCAGCACTGTTTCTAATGTTGAACAGGCTGAGTGGCGTAAAACGTTGGCCGCTCAGCGCGGCCCCACGCCTGTAACGATTTCCTGACAACCCAACAGAGGGGCTGACAATGCCGAAGAACACAGACCCGCCCGGCTGGGCAAAGACGTACGCCAGCCACGTCGATGCGCTACGGCAGGCTGACATCCGATTCGGGAACGAGCGCGACCGCCGCTACACCGAGGTCAACATCGAAAAAGAGAAGGCGCTCAAGATCAAGGAGACCGCCGACCTCGCAGCACTCCAGTTGGCCAGAGAATCGCAGTCCCTCAAAGAGTTGCAGAACGACGCTCTCCGCGACAAGACCCTGAGCGAGTCCGGCATCTACGCCACCAACGCGGGTGTGGCACAGGCCATCGGGGACTTGAAAACATCACTGCAACCCTTGGTGGATTACGTGTCTGATCACCGTGGCGCGGAGTTGACCAAGGGCAACCTGTACGCCGGGGCCGCTGGCGTGGCGGCCTTCCTGGGTGCCCTGTACTACATCATCCACTGACATGTCTAAACGTGCCTAAAGGTCGCATCGCCCTACTCGCGGCGCTAAGTGTTGTCGCCGTCATTGAAGGTGTCGGCGTGTTCACCAGCAACGACACGATCAGCCAACTGACCAGCGACCTGTTCCACGTGTCCACCACCCAAGGCAAGTGGGCGTTCGCCGTGTCTTGGCTGGGGTTCGCCGGCTGGTACTTGTGGCACATCCTGCATTTCCCGAACAGCGACAAAGCCAACACCAAGGAGAAGTAAATGCCGACGACTTTTGGCGATGTCCTAGAGGAGGTTCTCAGCAACCTTCAAGGTTACAGCGCCGCTCCTGATCAGGTGACATCCATCGCCTCACTTGTTGGTTTGACTGACACTGTGCTGACCGTTGATGACGCCACCACCCTTGGCCGAGGTTTGATCGAGGTTGGGCAAGAGCTGATGTGGGTGCAAACCAAATCAGACACGGGTGGCACTGTGACGTTGCTGCCGAAGGGCAGGGGTTGGCGCGGAACAACCGCTACCACACATGATGTTGGGGATACGGTTGTGGTGTCGCCGTCAGTGCCGCGTTCGGTGGTTGCGCGTGAAGCAAACAACCAGATTCGGGCTTTGTACCCGGACGTGTACGCCGTTGCCACCCAAGAGTTCGTTTACGACAACGTGTTGAAGACGGGCTGGGCTGTTCCTGCGGAAGCTGTCGCCATCCTTGACGTGCGGTGGAAAAACTACCTGAACAACTGGGAGCGGATTAAGAGCTGGGAGGCGGAGAACAGCACTAACTTGACCGATTTTCCTACGGGCAGGTGTGTGCGCCTTTGGCGCATCCCTGTTGGTCGCACCGTGCAGGTTGTGTATGGGACGATCCCGTTGACGCTTTCGGCTGAGTCTGACTTGTTTTCCACGACGGGGTTGAGTGCGTCGGCTAAGGACCTTGTGGTGTTGGGGACAATGGTTCGCGTGATCCCAAACTTGGATGTGTCACGGTTGCAGGTGCAGTACGCGGCGGCGGAAGAAATGGGTGCTCCTCGCCCGAATGGCGGGGCTATCACTGTGGCGAAGTATGTGCAGCAGCAGTATTTGATGCGGTTGCGTCAGGAGCGTGACGTGCTCAATAAGAATTATCCTTGCCGAGTGCACTACACACGCTGATGGCTACCGGCGCGGTTGTTGGTACGACGGACATTCAAACCCTGACGAATAAGCGTATTGACGGGGCGAAAAATACTTTCACTGGCGCGCTCGTCGTATCGGGCGAGCCGTGGGTTTACCCTGCGCTCGGGAACTCGTGGGTGAACTACGGCACCCCTGGCAGCGTGGTTGGCTACCGGAAAATGGCTGACGGGACCGTGACGTTCGACGGCTTGATGAAGAACGGAATCGTATCAACGACCGTCTTTACGCTGCCCGTGGGATACCGACCCAATGCCCAAAAGTCATTCTCTGTTGCCGCCAGCGGCAGGGGTTGCGCAGGTTGCAATCACAAATGCCGGTGCTGTCGTGGTCAACGCCTACTATGCGGGCGGCACCAACATCTACGTCTACCTCTGCGGAGTTCGCTTTTCTCTGGACAGTTGATCGACCTTGACCCCCTCTTTAAGAAGGACTGACTAATGCCAGCTTCGCGTAACTACTCCTCAACCGCTGGCCTGATGCACCTTGTCGGCGGTATCACTGGCGCAGCCGCGTCTTTGATTGTGGACGCGACCACAGGTTTGCCGGCCACCCCGTTCACCCTCCTGTTGGACCCTGGTTCGGCGACGGAGGAGATTGTTGAGGTGACCGCCGTTGGCGGCACCACGTTGACGGTCACACGGGGCGTGGATGGTACGTCAGCGCGGGCGCATTTGAATGGTGCCGAGGTGCGTCACGCTTATAGTGCGAGGGATTTTCAGGACTCCCGCAACCATGAGGCCGCGACTGCTGCGCATGGTGTGACGGGTGCGGTTGTTGGCACAACGAACACGCAGACGTTGACCAATAAGAGCATTGATGGCACAACGAACACGTTCACCAACGTGCCTAAGGTTGCGTTGCCTGCTGACGTGACGTACAACGCCACGGCGCAAACGCTGACTAACAAAACGATTGATGGTGCGTCCAACACGCTAACGAATGTGCCACTGACGGCACTGCCGCGCCTGCCAGTCCCGGTCAATAACGCCGCCGACCGTGACGCCCAGTTCCCTGTGCCCTACGACGGGTTGCAGGTGTACCGGTTGGACCTGCACGTCGCGGAGAGGTACGACGGCACCACCTGGCGCCCTATTGCCCCATATGCGACGTACACCACTCAAGTAACGACTGCCGCTGACGGCACCTTCGCTGTGACGTTCCCTGCGGGAAGGTTCAGTGTTACCCCATACGTCTTCGCCACCATCAACGGGATCACGATCTGTACCGCCATCGTGTCATCACCAACGACATCAGGATGTACCGGTAAAACGCTCTACTGGGCCGGTGGTACCACGTGGGCCGTGACCTCTGGGTTCCTAGTGCAAATCTTCGCTGTCCAAGGGACCGCGACGACTTCGGCAGGCTGACGTGACCCTCGCATGGCTGTCTGTGGACGCGCGCACGGGCGGCGTCCTCGCTGACCTCCCGGACCTCGACTGCCCCAAGGTGAGGTACTGATGACCTACACACCAACGGTTGTACCCGACATTACGGGCACCCTCCCCGGCGAAGTCGTGCCCCTGTACGACGTTGCAACGTCGTACACCCCCACAGGGGTCCGGTTCGACGTGTCCATTGGCGGGGTGCCGTTCATGCTCACCGCAGCCAAAGACACCCCCTACATCCGCCAAACCGCCCCAATCCAGAAACCACAATTCGACGTGTCCGCTCAGGCCGGCGAACAAACGTTGGACCAGTACTGGATTCGGTCGCAGGCGTCCTGGCATCGCGGTGCAGGCGTCAAGTTTTATGAACCAGCCAGCTCAACCTCGGCTAACCGGTTCTGGGAACCGGGCGCGGAGCTGATCACCGAAGACCGTTACGAGTCTTCGGCAGGGGTTGACGTGTGGACCCGCGACCAGGCAACCCTCCTGAAACAAACCACCCTCACAGGCGCGTCAGCAGGGTTGGCTTTCGTCACCACCGGCAAACTCGCGGACGGCACCGACGTGGTGTTCACCAACGAAGCGGGCGTTGTGAAACGCCGCACCGCCGACGGGGTGTCCACGTCGTACACGGGCGGCACGACACTGCTCGTCCGCACGAACCTGTGCCCGAACCCGAAGCTGGGCGTGGATGCAACCGGGTGGACTGTCTCAACAGGTGGCACGGGCACGCGGGTCGTTCAGGGCGCAGGGTGGGCGTTCCAGATGGATGGGTCCACTAACTCCTACCTATACACTCCTGCACCCGTTTCCGTGGGGCAGTTCTGGTCCGGTTCTATTGTCGTGTCTGGACCTGCCGGGCTAACCGTGACCGTCCGTCTCCATGATGGCGTCAAGTACATCACTCCGGACAATAACATCGTCCTAACCGGCACCCCACAGACCGTCGCCGTGACGAGTAGCAGCCTCGCCACCGGTGGAACCTATCCGCGATTCGAGGTGCACCCCAACTCGCCCACCGGCAACCAGTGGTCCTCCGGGCAGATGCTGACCGCCACAAACGCACTACTTGAAGTGGTGGGCGGGATTGGGGCTCCCGCAGGCACCTACTTCGACGGGTCAACACCCGGTGCGGTCTGGACGGGCACCCCCAACGCGTCAACATCCACGCTGACGACCACCGTCGCTGCGGCGCTCACCGCCGTCGCCGTGGCGGGGTCCAAGATTCTCGTCGGCCACGCCGCAGGTATCGACGTGGGGGACACCAACGGCTCCGCCATGGCAGCCCTGTGGACTATCGCCTCAGGTGCCACCGTCGTCCCGTACTGGGTTAAAGGCAGGATCATTGCGTCCATCGGACCATCCCTGTACTCCCTCACCCTGACCCCTGGTGGGGCCATCGCCTCCACCAACATCATCCACACCCATGCGGACCCCAACTGGGTTTGGTCGGCGGTCACGGACGGACCGGCTGCGATCTACGCGGCAGGTTATTCCGGCGCGCAATCCACCATCTACAAGTTCACGTTGCAGGACGCCACCACCGGAACCCTGCCCACACTCGGTCAGGCGTATGAGATTGCGGTCATGCCCACCGGGGAACGGGTCATGGCGTTGCGCTCCTACCTTGGCGGGTACTTGGGTGTTGGCACGGACAAGGGCGTAAGGGTCGCCATGATGGACACCAATGGCAACATCAACTACGGCCCGCTCGTGGTCGAAACCACGAACCCGGTGCGGGCGCTGGAAGGCAACGGGTCTTTCATCTACGCCGCAGTGCAGGAAGAAATCGACGGCCTCACAGGTGCCGTCCGCATCAACCTCGGGCAACCCCTCCCCCATGAAGACCTACGGTTTGCTTACGCCATGGACGCGCAAACCCACGATGTCGGTATGCCGTCCAGCATTGCGTTCTTTGGCACCACCGACCGTGTCGTTTTGGGCGTCACGTATGAGGGTGTGTACACGCC